AGTTTTTACTTTTTGACCATTTGTAATACGAAAATCAATTACAGTACAACGACTATGTAAGGCAGGTATGATTTTGTTTTTAAAGTTACAAGTAAATATAAATCTACAGTTCTTGTAAAATGTTTCAATAAAGTTTCTTAACGCAGGTTGAACACTATCAGCGTTCATATAATCTGCCTCGTCTATAATAACAACTTTATGATTTGTAGATTCTTCTAACGATACGGTAGACGCAAAGTTTTTGATTGTAGTTCTTAAAGTATCAATATGTCGGCCTTCGTCTGAACCATTGATGATAATGTAATCACAACCTAGTTCTTCACATAAGGCACGAGCAACTGTTGTTTTGCCCGTACCTGCTGTACCAGAGAGAAGAAGATTTGGTATTTCTTTTTGTTTTAGAAACTTTGAAAATGTATTTTTTAAGTCTTCAGTTAAAATACATTCTTCAATTTTCTTTGGACGGTATTTTTCAACCCAAAGGAAATCTGACATTTAGACCTCCTTATTAAAATGTTGAGTCTGCTTCTAAAGCAATCCAATATTGTACTTTAACCTTTTTGTTTATGAAGTGAGCAATCTTTGCCTTCGATAAAGCAACATCATATTCGCCAGGAATAATTTTCATATTCTCTGCCTTGATATAAGCAGTAAACTCTATATCAGTTTCACCTACTGTAATAGATGATTCATTTGAGTTACTATTCTTTTTATCTAAAGCAACTAATTTAATTTTACCACCTTCACCTTTAAATGCAATATCAGGTAGACTTAAATTAGTATATAACTTTTTAACAGACTCATAGTCTTCATTTTTCAATGTAAATGCAACAGTTTGGTCTGGCATTTTAATTTCTTTAGTTGGTGTAACCAAAGTTGATTTGTCAGCAAAAGCATATCTTGCTGATAAAGATGTTTTCTCATCTTCTATTTTTAGATTTGCAGAACCATTAAACTTTAAAACTGGTTGTTTAAAAGAATCAATTGCTCTTAAAAACTCTGGCAAATCATACACACCAAATTCAGTTTCAAAATTATCTTCAACTTCTGCCTTTGCCATAATATTTTTCATGGTAGAAACTGTATTTAAAGTTTTACCAGGTTTAAACAAAATATTAGCATTTATATCCGAGAAATTTCTCAAAATACTAATTGTACTATCACTTATTTTCATTTCTTCTCCTTATCATTATTTAATAGTAGTATAACATAATGTACTGCCTTTAGCAAGTCTTTACGATTATGACCACTCTTTCTACCATACCTTGACAAATATTTAATTGCGTTGGCTTGGCAAAAATCACTTTTAATACCAATAGACTTTAATAAATCTAAAGTTTGAATACCATCTTTACCAGATGAGTAATGTTGACCATATGTAGATTGTATGTAATCTAAAATCTCTTTACATATTTTATCTTCATTGTATTTCATAATATTATTATATCAAAAAAAATTGATTTTGTCAATCACTTACTAAACCAGTTCATATAAACTAGATATGGAACTAAAATAGGATAAACAATATGCTCTATTAATTCATAGATTACCAAAGCGGTAAGCGCTATTGCCCACCACTTTGATGTTTTTGCTTTTTTGGAAACATAACCAAATATCTTGGCATGTGTTTTTCCTATTTTTTGTATTAGTTTATTCACTAGATTTTATTTCCGTTAGCAGTTGCTTGTAAAAATTTTAAAACGTTTTCTGGTGATGATTCTCCATATGGATCGGTAGTTACATCATCTGCTTTACCAGGTTCTTCAAACACTTTTTCTACTACACCATCATTGATAATAGCAGCGTATCTCCAAGACCTGTCGCCGAAACATTTATCTCTTTTAGAACATAACATTCCAACTTTTTCTGTAAACTCGCCATTACCATCTGGTATGACTTTTACATTTTCTAATTTTTGTTTATCTGCCCAAGCATTCATAACAAACGAATCATTTACTGACATACAATAAATTTCATCTATGCCGTGTTCTTTAAACACGTTAGCAAGTTTTTCAAAACCTGGTAGTTGTTGATTTGAGCAAGTTGGTGTAAATGCACCTGGTAGTGAAAACAAGATTACTTTTTTATCTTTAAAATAAGTATCAGTATTTGTATCTTGCCATTCACCTAGTGAGCGTACTCTAAAATTTACTTGTGGTAGTTTTTTTCCTACGAACATAATATACTCCTTCTTTTCAATTTACTTAATTATACGATATTTTTGAAAGGATGTCAATAAGTGAGAGGAGAGTTGTGTGGAGGTACTCTCCTCTCTATAAAGTGTCCTAAGACACTCTAGTGTGGTGTAATATTATTTATACATCCATTATTGTCATTACCAATTATTATTTGCTTTTGGCGAATAATGACCTAGTATTTTGTCTTTGTTAGGGCCGTGTTTAATTCTGTAACCAGATGTTCCGCCGCCATTTATTTCGACTTCTTTTCTGGCACTAAACATAGCCTTTACTTTTTTTTCTTGGTCTTTTGACTTACTGTATTTTTCTAATACTCTTGTATGTCTATCCATAACACCCTCCTTTTAAAAGTTAGGTGCGTTCCTTCAGCATTCGCTTACTTCCGTCTTATTTCAAAGATGAACGATATTAAGTATTTATATCTGGTATGCGTTTGAAACATACCAGATATTGGTTTACTTTAGTTTTGTAATGAATTCCCATTCTTCAATAGTCCAGGGTGCCATTACTTAACTTCGATAGTTTTAGGTTGTTTGTGTTCTGGAATAATTCTTTCCAAAGACACTTTTAACAGACCATCTTTTAGTTCAGCGCCTTTAACTTCAACGTCATCAGCGATTGTAAAAGATTTAGAGAAGTATCTTTTAGCGATACCTTTATGTAAGATTTCACCATCTTCATCCTTCTCATCTGTTTTTTCTTCTTTTTTAGATTTAATTGATAGTACACCATCTTCCAGGTTTACTTCAATGTCATCTTTTGAATAACCAGCAAGTGCTAACTCAATAGCAAACTTGTTTTTACCTTGTTTTACAATGTTGTAAAAAGGAAAAGTAGGTGCATTGAAAGATGTAAAATCTTCATCAAACATTCTTTCAAAGTGGTCGAACACATTGTCGAACCCTACTGTTACTGGTCTTAATTGATTGAATATACTTAATGCTTTGTTAGTCATATCTAACCTCCTATTGTTAAGCAAAGTTATTGTTTATATAATGAAGACCCATTTGGCGTCTTCATCTTTATTTATATAAGAACGATTTGTAAAATGTCAACCCTTCTTATAAAATAAAATGGTAGTTTCGTTTTGTCACGGAGTTAAACTACCAAACATCACCGATTTGTGTGGGTTGTTTTAGATTTTTAATCAACGTACAACCCTAACGTATCTATACCTCTACAAGGTCTTACGAACCGCCTTGTAGTAATAATATATATAATATTTGACACAGACGGCATAGAATTCCTTATATCCTTTTAACTTTAACGCCTTTTACCCAACGATACCCCAACATTTCGTCATTAGATTTTTGCATTTTTCTAATCACTTTAGCACGTTCTTTGGCTTTTTCACGTTTAATTTCTGATGGTTTAGAAAAGTATTGTTTTGCTCTTATCTCTTTTACAATACCTGCCTTTTGTACTTTCTTTTTAAGCACACGCAAAGCTTTCTCTAAATTACCACCTCTTACTTCTACTGTAATGGCCACTAACTATTTACCTCCCTTCTTCTCTGGTTCTTTTTTAATTGATACATAAACTGGTGGGTTATCACCACCAACATCAAAGTCGTGGTATGATCCTTTTTTATATGTATCATAATTAGGTCTAGCTGTTTTACCAACAGCAAGTCCTTTAGAAACATCTTCTTTTGTGTATCTTGGTTTTTTACTTTTATCTAAACTACCTACATTAATAGGGTATCCTGGTTTTAATTTTTCAATTTTTCCACCCTTTGCTAAAAACTTTTTCATTTTTTCATCACGTTCTTCTTGTGACATTTTTGGTTTGTATTCTTCTAAACCACTATTATCTTTAAAATTTGTCATTACTTTCCTTGTTTAAAGTTAACTTGTGGGGATTTCTCCCCACAAGCGGACTTACACTATGAATAGATTTTAGACTAGACTTGGATATCCGAGTCATTGTCATCCTCACTATCATTGGAATTCTCTTGTAGAATAGCATCCTGTTCGGCCTTCTTTTTAGCCTCAAGGATGTCCTCTACTGAAGCGCCACTATCAACTTTTGTATATAAATCTACAAATGAGTTTTTAGTGTCATCATCAAATCTATTAGTACATACTTGTATTGCCTTCATCTTGTTTTTAAAGATACCGTATGCCTCAGCAATATGTACAAGTCTTCTGGTACTGATTATCTCATCAACACCACCGTCTTTATAGGTCTTTCTAATCACATCAGCCCACGTTACTAGATTGTGAGCAAACTTGTCATCAGACTTACCAGCAGATTTTAATTTTGTACTAACAATTTTTTCTTCAATCTTAGCACTTGGATATTCTTGTTCAAATGTAACAGGAAATCTCTCAAGGAATGCCTCGTTCAATACGTTAGTACCGATAAACTTACCATCATCACTACCTTGACCTTTAGTGTTAGCAGTAGCAATCACGTTGAAACCAAGTTTAGGTTTAACAAATTTGTTTATCTTTTTAACATACACACCAGAACCTTCAAGGATTGGTTGTAAGCACATGATTTTATTAGACGCAAGGTCAATCTCATCAAGTAATAAGATGGCACCTCTTTCCATTGCCTCAATAACTGGACCGTTTTGCCAGATAGTTTGACCATCTCTTAATCTATAACCACCAAGTAAATCGTCCTCATCAGTTTCAATTGTAATGTTAACTCTAATCATCTCACGTTTTGCCTCAGCACACGCCTGTGTTACAGCAAGTGTCTTACCGTTACCAGAAAGACCTGTGATGAATACAGGATAGAATTTTTTAGATTTTACAATACTGTTAATGTCTGTATAGTTACCAAACTTAACAAAGTCAGTATCTTTAGCAGGAACAACATTGTCAGTTAACGAACTCACAATATATGCGGCCTGTGTATCAGACGTAGATTCAACTTTTGGTGTAGATTCTACGCCAGCAGTATCATCATCTTTAAGAGGCAATTTGTAAACACCTCTATCAACTTTGTACTTGTCAGATTTTAACCACGCAGGATTTGAAATCTTTTTAGATTTTACAAGGTCATTAATTTGTGCCCTTGTAACTGTATCAGATTTATATGTTTTATATAAAACGTCAACTACAGATTTTTGTTTAACATTTAAGTCCATAATATAAGTCTCCTTTTTCATAGTGTTTATACGTCCATGCTATCATCATTTAAACTAAAAGTCAAGCATAAAAAAACGTTGATTTTACTTGTTTTTTTGACTATAGAAGGGCAAAAACTGTGCATTTATGCGACCTCCTTGATGAATTTTTGTAATAATATTCTGGATACGATTCGTCCTTTCATACCAGACATAAACATCTTTTTAAGTGTTCTCTTATCAGTTGAATCTGTAGTGTTATCAAACGTTGTATTTTTAACATTAGTATCAGCCTTAACGTAAAAGTAAACATCATAGCCGTTTTTAGTATCAGCAATACACTTGTCTTTAGTAAACATCTTTTGAGCAAGTGCCTGTTTATCATACGGTAGATACATTGTAAATCTTAAATCTCTAAATTTACTTACAAGATAAAAGCCAACAGTTTTAATGTTGTGTTTTTTCTTTAAGTATTTTAATAACTTTTGAGTCATACCAATTCTACCCCAACTATTACATTGAACGTGATTTTTACCAAGTTTAACCCATAAGTCACCACTATAATTACCTCTCATTGAATTAGCGCCACCATCTGTTAATGTAACAAGAGCAACTTTATCAGATTTGTAATCTTGTCTAAATTTAGGTATGATACTATCCATAGCAATTAACGACTCATTAAGAGGTGTAGAACATAGATAATATTCTTTACAAGGACTTGTCATATAAGAGTCATCACTATCATAATATCTTCCGTAATGACCATTCCAGTATTTTGCCATTCTATGTAAGTATTTTGAAACAGCAAAGAAATCTGATTTACTTTGTTTATGTGAATACAAGTGAACCAA